TGCACAAGCCCCAAAAACCTTATTGTGCCCCTCTCCGTTGCCTACTGTGGCATGGCATAACTCATGGATTAAGACATCAATAACCCTAGCGGAATCGGCTAGGCTTGGCACGATCATAATTTGGATAGTGTTATCAGATGACATCGAAGCGGGGTAGCACTCACCAAGTGTAAAACGCTTTTGGTGTTTCTTAGTGTGAATCCCGCCACTAGCTAGAGAGCATGACAGGCGAACATTGGCGGGGATTGTGTAGCCCTTAGATGCAAACAATGGGCGAATGTGTTTGTCAGCAATCAGGTTGAGCCATGATTCACGATTGGCGGTGGTGGCTTCGATTGGTGCGGGTAGTAGTAGCATGGTGTTCTATTCCTTATTGGTTAGTAATCGGATACTGCCCTTTAATTGTAGTCAATTAGTAGCGTTTAAACCTCCCCGCTAGTTAGGACATACCCTTAGGGGTTTACCCCTAAGGGTTTACCCTCGAAAATCGAGATCGCCACCCCTCTGATACCCATGCCCCATCTCTCAGGTAAACGGCTAAAAAGGGGCTTAAAACGATTCCTATTCGATTGTCATAATGTGAAATGTGCGGGGGTGCTATTGGTGGTGGTGTTTGGGTATCTACTCTGTTTAAACACCTAGCACCCTCGCACCCGCTTACCCATATATCCACAATGGCAACATGGTTATTATGTTGCACCGCACAATGGCGTATCGGTTATGTTGCACCGCACAAAGACCATGACGCCATTGTGGTTATTATGTTGCACCGCACAATGGCAAGGTGGCTATGTTGCACCGCACCATATTGGCGGGGCTATCGGTTTCACATTATGAAATGAGATACCATAATGCGGAATAGGGGGTTTTCCCTATGAGGTGATACCCTAATTTATAGACCCCCACCCCCCTTGGCCCGGGGGCCCCACAAACCTCAAGTTTTTATATTTTTTACACCCTAAAAGTCGACTTTCTAAAATTTTTTTTAAAAATTGTCAGGGTTGTCAGGGTTTGATTTTCAAATTGTCAGGGTTTAAATGCAAATGATTCTCATTTGCGTCTATATAAATCAATGAGTTATAGAGCGATTGTCAGGGTAGTATGGGTAGTACCCCTCTATATCACTTTATTTTAAAATTTTAAAATTAAAAATTAAAAAGTATAGACAAACCTGGTTTAGACCCTGACAACCCATACTACCCTGACAATGGGTTGCTAAGTCCTTGATTCATATGGGTCCAAATGAGAATAATTCTCAATAACTAGCAAAAAACAAACCCTGACAACCCATACTACCCTGACAATTTTGGGTCAAAGGGCGTAAAACACGGTTTCTTTGCATTAGTAAGTCTATGAGTGATTACGCATACCAGATCAAAGGGGCATTGGAAAATGCTCAGGGGCAATTTATTGGCCTGCGAGTATTGGTTTGTGACGTCAACAACTTTGAAATCGTGGATGTACCAGCCGAAGTACTCGATAAAGAAATTACTAGGTTCTTACAATTCCGTCTCAAAGTCACGGAGGTGATAGATATCCAGCGCTTACCTATCCCAATCCAAAACAAAATACGCGCTCCGTTAGGGAGATGGCTCGACTACTGGGTCGTTAAGAATTTTTATGGCAATTTTGGCAACAGAGAAGGTACTAACACTTGACTATTGGAAACCAGCCTACAAATTAAAGGTCGGGGACTATGTGTTTGACCGCAATGGTCAGCCGGTTCAGGTTAAGTTAATTCAGGAATACAGGTCAAACTCATGTTATGAGGTGATGTTTGACGACCACCTGCATCTATCAGGTGATGACCGCCTGCAATTACCTACTGAAAACAAAAAGTACCGAGACAGAACCTTTGAATACAAACAGGTTCGTGAGTTCACTAAGCCACTAAAGCCTATTTTAGTGGTGCAGCTACTAGAACTTAGCCTTAAAAACAAACGTAACCGCCTTATCTATTCGGTTCCAACTACAAAACCCCTAGCTCTCCCCCACCAAGACTTGCCGGTACCGCCATTTATTTTTGGTTTCTGGTTTTTTAACCGATTAACCAACCACAACATGGTGCCTATACCAAACACCAATGACTTTATTCACGAAAAGTTTAAAGACTTGGGGTATAAGATAAAGCCAGGTTGGATTAGACTGAACCGTGAACGTGAGTTCAACACAATTCCGTCCATCCGTTCCCAGTTAATACCCAACATCCCAACACGGATACCAACAAACTACCTACTTGCCTCACCGGAACAGAGAAAAGAATTGCTTTCTGGAATTTTGTATGCAAAACCCAAGCAATACAACAAAAAGAAGGACAGGTTTCGGTTTACAACCCTAAACCGCACGTTGGCGTTTCAAGTTCAGTACCTAGTTGACTCACTTGGCATACGGTCGACCATATTGTTTCACGGCAGGGACAAAAATTATACCATTACGTTTAGATCTCGCATTAAATTGATGGAGGAACAGGACTCACCACCGATTCGTGTGCATCAGTCACGCAGATACATCACCAAAATTTCACCACTACCGCCGCAGTTGTGCGTTCATATTGAAACAACGGCCCCAGACAACACGATTCTCGTAGGAGAAGGATTTATAGCATGTCGCTAACACCACAACAAGAAGCAACCCTTAAAAAGTTTGCACAAACACACAAACACTGGCCTAAAGCGCAGCTCGATGCAGCGATATGGCAAGTCAGATGGCAGATACAAGCGCTGCCGCACCAAAGAGAACCAGACGATGGGGAATACGACACCTTTCTTATGCTTGCCGGTCGTGGATCGGGTAAGACGCACACTGCTAGCCATTGGATTGGTATTAGGGCTTGGAAGTATGCCGGCACTCGCTGGCTTGTCACCGCCCCAACCTCTAATGATATCCGTGCAACTTGCTTTGAAGGAGACTCCGGTCTTCTCAATATCATACCCGCGTCACTTATACGAGATTACAACAAGTCCCTCTTTGAAATTACCCTCACAAACGGATCTCTTATTCAAGGAATCCCAGCCTCCGAGCCAGAACGCTATCGTGGTAAGCAATACCACGGAGCTTGGTTTGATGAGTTGTGCGCCTTCGATTATATTGACCAAGCATACGATGGCGTACAGTTCACCCTCCGTCTGCGCGATCCTAGAATCCCCCGTGTCCAGCAGATCATCACAACAACCCCCAAGCCAAAAGAGCTTATCGTCGACCTTAACGAAGGAAAAGTCGGCGGGGATGTCTACGTTGCAAACGCATCGTCATACGACAACCGGGCGAACCTGTCAGAAACGTTCTTCAAACAGCTAGAGACGTACGATGGCACCGACATTGGTCGCCAAGAGATTTACGGTGAGATTCTTGACCCAGAAGCGGCCGGTATTATCAAACGCAAAATGTTCCGTATGTGGCCAGCTAAAAAACCAACGCCAACCCTCGAATACGTAATTGCCTCATACGACCCAGCAACCTCAGAGAAAACAATGAACGACCCGACAGCTTGCACAGTGTGGGGAATCTTTGACCAGCTAGATGCTGGAACGTCAGTAATCTTACTTGATGCTTGGGATGCGCATTTATCTTACCCAGAACTGCGCCGTAAAGTTATTGACGACTTTAAAGAAGTTGTGTATGGCGCCGATGATGAGTTTGGTAAAGGCCGTAAAGCAGACCTCATTCTCATGGAAGATAAGTCAGCCGGTATTTCCTTAATTCAAGAACTCCAAGCATCTGGTGCACCGGTCAGGGGGTATAACCCAGGACGCGCTGATAAGGTGCAGCGTTTAAACATTGTGGCGCCGCTAGTGGCCAAAGGTAAGGTATTCATACCGGAAGACACTCAAATGAAAGGCGAGTACGCCGATTGGGCAAAACGGTTCTTGCGCCAGGTTTGTTCGTTCCCTGAAGCCGGGGGGCATGATGACTATGTGGATTCACTTTCACAAGCCCTGCGTGTTTTGCGTGATTCGGGCTGGTTACAGCTAGATCCGCTGCCTGCAAGGGACTATAGCTATGCAGATGACGACTATAACAGGCGTTTTGAGAATCCTTATGCCCAGTAGGGCGGGAAACGTTAATTCTTTGCATTAGTAGTAATAGGGACAATTATGAACTTTTTAAAATCACCGCAACAGATTCTTCTTGAAAAATCAGGGGTATTTCCGAAGTTTGCGGAAGGTGGTCAGCCGTCCACAGCAGACATGCAGGCTGAACTGGTTGTTTCCGGTCACGCACCACAAAAGTTTCTCATAACCGACGTTACCGATGAAGACATTGGTAAATTAATAAAACACATCTTCTCCGATACTGCTATCCCAAATGCAGACCTTATTCGTAAATTGCTAGGTCCTATGATTCACGACCTAGTAAAACCAACTAAATAATCTATGGCACAACCACAAATACCTTTACAGATGGGCGGCAACCTGCCAGGTCTTGATGACACGCAAGAAAACATCAAAGACGCGCAGCAGCAAGATGCCGAGATGGACCAATACGAAGAAGCACTTGGATTGGATTCTTCCGAAGTAGAGCAAGAAGTTATTGAACTAGATGATGGTTCTGTTGTAGTTAACTTCCAACCAACGCAAGGCCCACGTAAAGATCCTGAGTTCTATGAGAACTTAGCAGAAGTGCTTGACGAAAGCACATTGATGACGCTCGCCAACGATTACTTAGATTTTATTGACGTTGACAAAGAAGCACGCAAAGAACGAGACAAACAGTATGAAGAAGGATTACGCCGCACAGGACTTGGAAAAGATGCACCTGGTGGCGCTACGTTTGATGGCGCATCGAAAGTCGTTCACCCAGTCATGGCTGAGGCTTGCGTTGATTTTGCTGCATCTGCAGCTAAAGAGCTATTACCTCCTGATGGCCTCGTTAAGTCAAACATTAAGGGCGAAGCTAGCCGAGAAAAAGAAGAAACCGCAGATCGTAAAGTAACCTTTATGAACTGGCAGTTGACTGAACAAGTTCCAGAGTACCGCGATGAAATGGAGCAGCTGTTTACCCAACTACCATTAGGCGGCTCACAATTTCTTAAGTGGCGTTTTGACGCTGAACAAGCCCGACCAATTTGCGAATGGATCCCGATTGATAACATCCTGCTCCCATACGCATCAACAAATTTCTACACCTCCCAACGCGTAACTGAAGTACAAGACATCACTGAAGATGTATTCATGCAACGTATTGAGCAAGGTATCTACCGTGACATTGATTCAGAGTATTCATCTGATGCCCCAATCAATGACATGACTCAGTCTGAAAAGGCTAACAACAAAATTCAAGGCCGTGATTTGCCAGGTAAAAACATTGACGGATTGCGTCGTGTTTATGAGATCACTTGCTTTATGCGTTTGGATGATGATCCTGAAACCGGTGGTCGTCGCGCCCCTTACATTTTAACAATTGATGAAACTACAAGCGAAGTATTAGCGCTTTACCGCAACTGGGAGGCCGGTGATGAAAAACTCACAAAACTGGATTGGTATGTTGAGTACAAATTCATTCCTTGGCGCGGTGCTTATGCTATTGGTCTCCCCCATCTTATTGGTGGTCTCTCTGCTGCTCTTACTGGGGCTTTACGTGCTTTGTTGGACGCTGCTCATATCAACAACAGTCAGACAATGCTTAAGCTCAAAGGTGGACGCATTGGTGGACAATCTGACAGGATTGAACCCACACAGGTAATGGAGATTGAAGGCGCGCCCGGTGTTGACGATGTTCGTAAGATCGCAATGCCAATGCCGTTCAATCCACCATCTTCTGTTCTATTAGAATTGATGGGCTGGCTAACAGCTGCAGCCAAAGGTGTGGTAACTACTGCTGAAGAAAAGATTGGCGAAGCAAACAACAACATGCCAGTTGGCACAGCGCAAGCTCTGATTGAGCAAGGTGCTAAAGTGTTCTCAAGCATTCATGCTCGTATGCACCGCAGCCAAGCTAAATCATTGGCAATCATTTCTCGTTTAAATCACTGGTATTTACCAGAGATGGACAACCAATCTGGCACTGAAATTGAAGTTCGTGACTTTGCTTACAACAATGATGTACGCCCAGTATCAGATCCCAACATCTTCTCTGAGACTCAACGTCTTGCACAAAACCAAGCTATTTTGGAATTGGCTAAGTCAGCGCCTCCAGGAATGTTTGAGATCCGTAGCATGTACCGTCGCATTTTGGATCAGCTTAAAGTTCCAAACATTGAAGAAATTTTACCAAACCCAATGGGTGCTAAAGAGTCTAACCCAGCGCTAGAAAACGTCTCTATGACTATGGGCCGTCCAGCTGCTGCTTACCCAGACCAAGATCATATTGCTCACTTGAAGATTCACTTAGAGTACGCAAATAACCCAGCTTACGGCGGCAACCCAGTTATTGGGCCTACTTTTGCACCTATCGCATTAGAACATATCAAGCAGCATTTAACATTGCACTATTTGCAATCAATGCGCAATTATGTGGCGCAGGCTTCTGGTGGTGAACGCGATACATTAGATTTGCACCAAGAAAAGCCGCTAGACAGAGAAGCTCAACAAGCGCTTGCATTGGCATCCCACATGGTTTCACTAGATGCACAACAACAGATGCAGCCGTACACACAGCAAATCCAACAGTTGGCCCAAAAAGTACAACAAGCCAACCAACAAAAACAAGAAGCTGCTGCATCTGCAGATCCTACCGCACAAGTTCTGCTCAAAACTCAAATGGCAGAAACCCAGCGCAAACAAAAAGAAGCACAAGACCGTATGCAGCTCGATCTCAAGAAAAACGAGCAAGATTACGAGTTACGTATTGCAGAGTTGCAACGTCAAGTACTCGACCTCAAAGGTAAATACGAAACACAGACAACTATTGACAACCAAAAGAACGCAACCCAAATTGCATTGGCTGATATCAATAACTCATCACGTGAACGCATTGCCGAAATTGGCGCTAAAGTACAGTTAACATCAGATCAAGCTGCAATGCAGCATGAACAAGACATGTTAGCCCGTCAAGCCACTATGGAAGCAGAACAAAGCATCCGTGAACATGGCATTGAGATTGAGCAACAACAATTCCAACACGCAGCAGATGTAACACAACAAGCAGCACAACAAGCAGCACAACAAAATCAAGCACAGCAACAAGCTGGGTTAGATGCTGCACTGCAACAACAGCAAGCGCAACATCAAGCTGGATTACAACAGCAACAAGCAGCATTACAACCCCCAACACCCCCAACAGGAGCAACAAATGGCTAAAAACCCACAAGACGGCGGCGAATTAGGCTTCCGTAAAACTTACAAAATGACAGGCACACCAGGTTTTGGTGGCGGTCCTGGAGAGAAAACAATCGACAAAGGATCCTCTGGTTCTAAGCGCGCTAACAATGCAGTCCTTAATGGCAACAAAATGGCTAAAGGCAGCAAAGTAGGCCCAGGTAAGAACCTTAAAGATATCGACGGCGGCAATTTTTACTAATTGTAGGGCGCCTTTCTTCATAATCTTGCATTAGTAAGATTATGAAGGACATACTATCAGAAATTATCTCTCGTACGAGAGACGAACAGAAAAAACTAGCGGATACCCTCACCGCTGGCCACAATGTCAATACTTTTGAAGATTACCAACGTTTAGTTGGGCGCTTCGAAGGGTTTAAAGCAGTACTAGACCTTATTGACGACATTTTGAGGGAAGACGACGAAGAATAAGCCGCAGGGCTTGGAGGATTGCCGAATGGCATTTGATATAAGCAGTAAAAACGAACCAGATTTACGTTCGGAACAGGAATGTTTCCCGGATATTGATCACGGTTTAGAAGTAGCTGGTGATCGTGTTTTAGTTCAACTAAGACGTGAGAAAACTACCAGTAAAGGCGGGATTATCCTTGTGGATGAGACCAGACAGACGTTACGTTTCAATGAAACCGTTGCAAAAGTTCGCCAAATTGGCCCTTTAGCATATAAGTCACCAGAAGACTTAACTCCATGGATCGAAGGTCCTTGGTGTAAAGAAGGTGATTTAGTTCGCACTATCAAGTATGGTGGCGATCGTTTTGTTGTGCAGCCAGATGATGAAGGATCTGCAGTAGTATTCATCACCATCCAGGCCCGTGAAATCATTTCTCGCATTAAATCGTTTGAGTATGCGCAGAAAATGAAAGCGTTTGTAGATTAACTTTTGAAAGAAAAGTATGGCAGATAATGAAAAAGACGTTCCACAAAAGGAACTAGAAGATGGCACCTTAATAGCCAAAGTAGATCTTCCTGAAGAGATTGAGGAAGAAAAAGAAACCGTTGAGGCATCAGACGACAGTGAAGATGAAAACACTGATCATCAAGAAGATGACGAAGATAATGACGGTGAGTCGGAAGACGACAGAGAGAAAATCCGTGAAGCGCGTCGTGAAGAGCGTAAGCTAAAAAAAGAACTAGCTAAACAACGAGAAGCCTCTGCAAAACATAAAATTACAGCCCTTGAGCGACGCAATGAAGAATTAGCCCGCCGCCTGGCTGCAGTTGAGAATACCGCAGCATCTTATCAATTCGCACAATTGGATAAGCAAGTCGAAGACGAAGCTACCCGTGTTGAATATGCCAAGATGAAAATGTTGCAAGCAGCGCAAGCTGGTGATGCAGCATCGCAAATGGAATATCTTGAACAGCTTACAGAGGCAAAGCAACGCCTTAAAGAAGTTCAACATTATAAAAAACAGCAACTTGAGGCTGCCAAGACACCAAGACAAAACGTTCCAAATCCAATCACTACAGAAGTTCAGCGTAATGCTACAACATGGTTGAAAAAGAACTCTTGGTATGACCCACAGGCTCGGGATACAGATAGTAGAATTGCCAAAGTAGTAGATCAAGAGCTAGCCGCCGATGGTTGGGATCCAGCAGATCCTGAGTATTGGGATGAGTTAGACAATCGTTTGCAATCTCGTTTACCACACCGCTATACAGCAAAAAGTGGAACCAATAGACGAGTAGCAGCCGGACCAACAGCATCAAGCCGTGTGGCGAACACAAGCGCCAATAAACCTGGAACAATCACACTCTCCCGTGAGCGTGTACAGGCAATTAAAGACGCAGGTGCGTGGGACGATATTGAAAAACGAAACAAAATGATCCGAGCATACGCATCGTATGATCGCCACAATAAAGGATAAACGAAATGGCAAACCCAAGAATTAAACGCGATGTAGAAGACCGATTGGCTGACCGCGTACAAGAAACAAAAGAACGGATTGCAGCAGAAGATCCAGAAAATAAAAGCAAGCGCGAACGTGCAGAAGCGTTCAGGGATAAATGGCAAAATAGCGCATTGCCAGACCTAGGAGAAGGGGTAATTCCCGGATTCCATTTGTGCTGGTTATCCACCACAAATAATTATGACAGTATCGACAAACGCATGGCATTGGGTTATGAACCAGTGAAAGCCGCCGAATTGGGCAAAGGCTTTGAAGCACTAGGTAAAATGAGCTCGGGCAAGTTTGAAGGCTGTGTTAGCTGTAACGAAATGGTTCTCTTCAAGTTACCAGAAGAAATCTATCAGGAAGTGATGAAAATGATGCACTTGGAAGATCCCTTGGATCACCAACGCAACATCACCGCCCAAGTGCGAAGTACTGCGCAAGAGGGTAAAGGTGGTCGTTCAATTCTTGAAGGTGGTGTTCTGGAAATGGAAAAAGAGGCCGCAAAGGCGAATAGTAATATTCGTTTTAAATAACATTCTTCAAAATAACAAAGGAAATAAAACTAATGTCTACAACATTAAAACCCTTTGGTCTGAAGCCTTCGTTCCACCCAAGTGGTTTAGATCGTTCAACACCTTTCGCAGGTACGAACAGCTATGTCACTGGAACTCCAAACTTTTCCGCAACTAACGGTTTATCTGCTGGCCAAGCATTCTACCAGTACACTCCAGTTGCAGTAAATAGTTCAGGCGCCCTGACCATTGCTTCACAAACTACCGACCGTTTAATCGGATCTTTCGACGGCGTTGAGTTCACAGACTCACAAGGTCGTCGCTCTGTCGCTAAATGGATTTCTTACGAAGCTCTTGCAGCTTCTACTCAAGTCGTTTTCTGGCTCTTCACAGATCCACAACTCGTATATGAGATCCAAGCTGCCGGCTCTATTGCTTCAACAGCAATTGGTAAGGAATACAACTTCTCAGCAACAACTAACTATCGTCCAGTTGATGGCACAACAGTAGGCACTTCTGGTGGCGCTGGCTTCTCAACGACAGCTTTGAATCCAACAGCAGTTACTGCTGGTGCTCAAGGTCAAGTTAAAGTGGTTGGTTTGGGTCGTGAAGTAGCTTACCCAACAGGCGAACTAAACGCATGGGGTGATACAAACACCATCGTTCAAGTTCAAATCGCTAACAGCCAGCTCGTCGCTCCGTCGATCGCGGTTTAATCTAATACGAAAGAAAAGGAATAGCAAATGGCAACCCCAATGCGCAGTACCGACTTTCGTGCGGTAGTCGAACCGATTATCAACGAAGTCTTTGATGGCGTTTATGAACAACGCGCCGACGAGTGGAAAGGATTTGTAGAACAGATCCAAGGTATTCCACGTAACTACCATGAAGAAGTAATGCTCTTCGGTATGAATGCAGCTCCTGCAATGCCTGACGGCACTCCAGTTAGCTACGATCAGGGTGGTACATTGTACATCACCCGTTTCATCTACCAAATCTATGGCTTGGCTTATGCTTTGACCAAAGTTTTAATGGAAGATGGCGATCACATCCGTATCGGTAGCACATTCGCAAAGCACTTGGCTCAATCTATGATTGAAACTAAGGAAACCCTCTGCGCCAACTTGTTGAACTTCGCGTTCACACCTGGCTATGTAGGCGGCGACGGTGCAACTTTGATCAGCACTTCACACCCAGTAGCTAACGGCTTGACATACTCAAACCAATTGTCTACAGCTGCTTCTTTGAGCCAAACATCTTTAGAACAGATGTTGATTCAAATTCGCTCTGCTATCGACAACAATGGTAAGCGTATTCGTCTGAAAGCTGAACAGTTAGTTGTTCCTCCAGCACTCGAGTTCCAGTCTGAGGTTATCCTCAAATCTGTTCTCCGTTCTGGTACAGCTGACAACGATTTGAACCCAATCAAATCAACAGGCATGTTGCCTAAAGGCACACACGTGGTTACACGTTTGTCCTCTAGCAAAGCCTGGTGGGTTCAGACTGATGCTGAAAACGGTCTCATGCTCGTTATGCGTCGTCCAATGGAAAAATCCATGGAAGGCGATTTCGAAACTGATTCTATGCGTTACAAAGCAACCGAGCGTTATGCTACTGGTTGGCACGACGCACGTAACGTTTACGGTACAGCTGGCGTTTAATCAAAACTCCGCCAAAAGCGGTATTTGGAACCCCGGGGATAAAGTCCCGGGGTTTTTTGCTTTTTAGGGCGACTTTACCCTTAAATTTGCATTAGTAGTAATAGGAAGATTAATCCCATTCTGACTGCTAACTTCCTGGCAGTGCGCCTCAGAGACAGTTTGGGATACCCACTGAGATAAGGAACTAAACATGTCTAGTACATTTACAAGCCCCATTCGCATTAACAAGCGTAACAACCCATCAAACGACGGCACACTTTTACCATCAAACACTGGTGCAGCACGTTGCTCACAACAAAACTACATCGCTCCTATTACAGCAACTGTAACTGGCCCTGTAGCACTTTCTACTTATAAAGTAGGTTCCACAACAGCAACTCCATTGGTATTGCCAGCTGGTTCAAACATTGAAAACATCCGTTTCTTCCAAACTACTACTCCTACAACTTTAACTGGTGGTGTTGTCACTACTAGCTTGGTAGTAACTAGCCCAACAGATGGTTCATTGACAACTACATCAATTGGTACTATTACTCCAACTACCACTGGTGGCGTGATCTCTTATGTTCCTGTTGTTTCTGATGCTGTTACAGCATTGCTTAACAACGTAGGTCCTTTGGATGCAACTATCAGCTTTAGCCTTGCTTCTATCACTGGTATTACTGGCACATTGGCTGGTACATTTACTGTTGATTACACAGCACGTAACGCTGACGGTTCTATCACTCCATACGGTACTGGCTACACAAACAACTAATTAGGGGCATACTATGCGTCAAGTAACAGTAACAGTACCAACCGGTGGTTTGTCCACTGATCCAGTAATTATTGATCAGTACATCTCACCAAACGACGTTACTTACTCCGCAAGTGCTGGTACCGTTCAAGTGTCTACTACAGATCCGTATCCTGTAGTAGCACAGAACTTTACCACTGCTTCCTTCACTTGGGTTACAGCGCCTACAGGCGCTCCAAATGGTGCTAATTTTTTAGGTCAACCATTTAGAGCAATTCGTATTACTGGCGCAACAGGTGGAGACAGTTTAACTGTAATCCAAGCTGGAGTAAGATAATGCCTGTATACCTCGATACTCGAGGTAACAGTGTTCTTTCTGTAGCAGTGTGCGATCGCTGCAACAGAAAGATGGCTTATGTCGACCTCATGCCGGACCCAAACTTCCCCGGCATGAGAGTCTGCAAAGAAGATTTAGATAAGTTTGACCCATGGCGCTTGCCTGCGCGTCAGACTGAAAACATTGCATTGCGTTTCCCAAGACCAGACGTCTCTGTGGCAACACGACCAAATCTGATCGACACACAAGGTGATCCGAACCAACAGCAACAATACGATAACTTCTTTATCGACGGTATGCCTCCAACCAATCAAGGCCAGGGTGTTATTGACATTAGCCCAATTATTGGTGGACCATCACCACAACTATTAGCACCATCCATAACATCTGTATCACCTACAACTGGCCCACAGGCCGGCGGAACAACAATTACTATTATGGGTATGAATTTCCCACAAGTAATCAATGTGACAGTCGGTGGTGTACAAGCAGCATTTACAATTGTTAACCCAAATCAGATAACAGCCACAACCCCAGCGTATGCAGTAACTGGTTTGGTTGATGTGAGCGCAATCTCTGCGTTTGGAACTGGCACATCTCATGGTGCGTTCACTTACACATAATAAAAACAAATGGCCAATAAATCGATAACCGAACTACCAATAGCGCTTACCTTAACAGGTAGTGAGCAAACGGTCGTCGTCCAAGGTGGCGTGACTAAGCAAGCATCTGTTTCTCAAATTGCTAACGCAGCATCCACTGGTAAGTTAATAACCACAGTGGTGCTTAACAGCCAAGATTATTTGGTTTTTTATTACAGCGATGGCACCACATCGCAAACTGGCCCAATCCCTGGATTCGTATCAGCAACAATCAACGGCGCTGGTCATTTAATTTTAACCCAAACAACCGGCGCTACTGTTGACTGCGGTAATGTTATTGGGCCAACCGGACCTACAGGATCTGTCGGCCCAACTGGCGGCACAGGCGCGACAGGACCAGCCATTACCGGTGCAACAGGACCAACAGGCGTAACTGGTAGTACAGGGCCAACAGGTAACACAGGTTCGACAGGACCAGCTATTAC